CTTTCTTGTATGTACCACCTTGTTTTATTGATACGCCCTTGTTTAACATTATCAAAGCGACCATGTCCGCTAGTATATAAACATGCTGATTTGCAACCCTCACTAGCTTGAGGGCATACATTAAATCCACTATTAATACTAGGGGCTAGGTATAGTATAGCCGTTTTATAGCCGTACTTTTGCCCTTTGATTGTTTTATAATTGTTATCTATATTCAATAACTTTTTAGCTTTTGTAAATGGTAAATCTTTAATCATGACTTATCCTTTCATACTTTTTATGATTTGTCAAGTTTTTAATTGGTGTTGTTATATATTCTCTATTAAATTTTAATCCATGAATTTTTAAAATTTTAGAGTATTCTTTGTAATTTTGTTTGCATAGTTTTTTCCAATCATCAAAAGGCATGTTTGATTTTTTAATATTCAACTCACTAGGCAACCACTGAAAATTATTTGCTACATGTAATCCACTATAATTATTACAGTTTAGGGCGTAGATATGGTCTAGATGTAAATTGGTGGTATTTTTTAATTCTTCTTTTGTCATTAAAAACATTTTAATTTTAGGTTTTTCTTGTTTAGGTATATTATATTTTGTTCTTAAATCTCTTTTTAATCTCATTAATTGATACATCAATTTCCCTTTTGGTGTATTTTTATATTTAATCTGATTAATTTTATAGTTTTCCGTTTGTCTATATCTTTTGCTTCTTTCCCTTTCATTTTTTATTTGTTCTTTTGTCATATTGGCAACTGTTCTTTTGCCTTTTCTTTTTTTATTTGCTTTTATCTGTATATCTCTATATTTTTTAGGATTATTAAATTTTAGATTTTCTAATGCGACCTTTTTACCATGATTATCACTACATTTTGTAGAGCAAAACTTTTTATCTATTCCCTTTCCCTCATTTGCTATTGCATAAAAGGTATTTTTACAATTAGATTTAAGACATTTTCTAAATAAAGTTATTTTTATATCTATTTTATTATTACTATATTTTTTTACATAAACACCATTAATTAATTTTGTTTCATTTAAAATAACTCTATTTTTATAATAATTTTTTTTGGCTATTTCTCTAGTTTTTTTAATTCCATTTTCAGATTTTTGATATTTTCTAATATGTAAATATTGTCTTTCCTTTTTACATGCATTGTTTGAGCATATTATATTATTTTTTTGCCTTGCAACAAATTTTTTACTACAAACAATGCATTTTTTATTTATCATTTTAAACATAAACTTTCATAGATTTTATGCTTTGTCAATTGTTTTTTCAAAATTAATTATTGATTTTTTAACTTTGTCTATTATTTCATACATAAATCCCCAAAAATTACCCTCAACTTTGTAATATTCTATGATTATGTTATCATTGACACGATTTTCCGCCTGTACCCTAATTCTTGTGGGTATTGAACTCTTTGGATTATCAAAGATTTCTTTAAAATTGACAACCCAACCCATTAAATTTGTACTATATCCCATTTTTAGTATTCCTTTCTATTATTCTTGAAATATATTTTAGTAAATTCTTCTATTATTTCAAGATTATCTAGCCTTTCTTGTTGTAAAAACTCTTTAGGGAGTAAATGCCCCGTAAATTTAGTTTTTTCTTCTTGTTTTTGTTTTTTATATTCCGATACTATTTTTTTCATGTTTTATACTCTTTTCTTCTATACTTTTTTTAGGTATAGACCTAAACCCCATGGAGGAAATGAGGTTTAAGTATATATCTATATTCTTTCTAGCTTTCTAGATGCTCTTGTATTAACATAATCATAAAATGTAAATGTATTAAATCTATTGTTTGATTGTCTTAATATTGCCACTAATTCATCAACCATATTATTAATTGTTAATAAATCCGTATTTTCTTCATCATTTAATAGATTGATAGTCATTTCAGCTAATTGCACAAAATGTTTTCTTGTCATTGTCATGGTTTTATATTTCCTTTTCTACTGTATAAATACAGTCATAAACCCTATTTAAAGAGTTTATGATTATATTTATTGATTAGCCCTTTCAATATCATTTAATGCATACATTTTAGCCAATTCTTCTTCTTGTTGGATATATTCCTTTTCAAGTTCATCAGCGTAATTATCAATTTCCTTTTCTTCAATTTTATTATAAATCTTTTCAAATATCTTATCAATATCTTGAAAATCCTTTTTAAAGGTTTTTTTATCCTCATCAGTTAATTTATAGAAAAAATCCATAACTTTAACATTTATTTGTATTAGTTCATCTTTTGTCATGTTTTCAATCCTTTCAATAGATTTTTTGTCATTATGTTCACTATGCATATTTTTAAATAAATGTCAAATAATATTAAAATTAATTACTTAAAGAATGTAAACAAATGTAAACAATATATTAAATCTTGAGGCGAAATATGTATGGGAAATATGGAATAAATTATGGGGGATTTATGAGGTGGGATATTGGGGGATATTTATAGGGGGAGTATTTGAAAGTATTGTATACAGATTTTTACATACTCCCTGTATCTTATAAAAGGGGAAAGTAGGTATTCCATATATAGAACTATGTCTAATTTATAGAATATTATGTTATGTTCTTTATATAGAACTATATTTGATATATTGTATTATTCGATATATAGAATATTATTTGATATATCATAATATCTTTATAGTCATAGAATATTACTTATAGGGTGTACCGTGCATGTGCCATACCCCCCCTATGTTCCCTATATATACGTGGCTAAACTAGAATATCAGGTACACATTGAAAGTACATTTTCCACATGTAGCTACACATTTTCCACGTATTGCAGGTGAGTACTTCATATTTTCCATATACAGGGTATATTACACCCAACCTACAATATATATATTACACGTTAAATACGATTTTGTCAAGTATAATCTGCATACACCTACTAAATAAATGTAAATACTTGTAACAATCTGTAAAATGTATTGAAAAATATAGGAAATACCATGAAAGTACCGTTGGAAACTGGGAAAAATACAAAAAAATAAAAAAAGTACTTGACAAAACTGTATATAACATTATATTTATATAATATAAGGCTCTAATATTCAAGAAGTCACACACAATATAATAAATTTAATTTATAATTTAACATAAAAGGGCGTTACGATGCAGAGTCTTAAAATAAAACTATGAAAAAAACATCCAAAGTTAATCAGGCAGGTAACTATACCAAGCCTACCATGAGAAAAAACCTATTTAATCGTATTAAAGCAGGGACAAAGGGTGGAAAAGCAGGGCAATGGTCAGCCCGTAAGGCACAACTACTAGCTTCTGAGTATAAGAAAGCAGGTGGTGGATATACATCCTAAGCATATTTGCCAAAAAGACCCCTATACAAAGTTTATAAAACATATTATGAAACAGGAGAGTTCTATATCGGTATTACCAGTAAGTCTGGTGTACACTTTGATAATTATTTCGGCTCTAATACTACAGATTTAAAGATATCCCACAAGGATGTTCTGTTTCTTAGCCACAATAAGTCTGACGCTAAGTTAATGGAGTTAATGTATCAGCTACAAAACTTCTATAACAAGAAATGTTTAAACAAAATGCTGAATATTAGACTGAGAAGAGATTTTATTAAAAAGATTCCCAAGATACAAATTACAATAGATGGCAAAAAAAACTAATACAATAAGCAACTCTGCTCTATTGATACACATACCTAAGAGAACGACCATAGGAGATGGAAGAATACGAATGTCATCACTGAATAAATCAAAAAGAAGAAGCTATAAAGCATATAGAGGCCAAGGCAAATGAGTATTACCCATTATCCTACTATTATTAGTAATGTTAGTGGTAGTGAATCAGGATATCCTTTTTATCTAGAAGTAGCTCAAGGTAAAATCCCCGGACATTCTATGCTTAATAAGTTTGGATATAATCCTAGTATTGGTTCACTTGCTTTTGAAACAATTTGGGAAACAGGAGACAACTATCCTTGGCAAACAAGTGCCGTAACTGTTGATGTTGTTAGTGACAATACTAATGATGTTAATACTACTGGCTCTGGTGCTAGAACTTTAAGAATACAAGGATTAGATGGTTCTTATAATTTAGCTGAAGAAACTGTTAATCTAAATGGTACAAGTACAGTTACAACTACACAAACATTTTTAAGAGTATTTAGAATGTCTGTTGAAACAGCAGGGTCTTTTGGAAATAATGAAGGAACAATTACAGTTACTTATACAGGTGGTTCTGATGTAGCCGCAACTATATCTCCAGGCAATGGTCAAACTTTAATGTGTTTATATACAATACCCGCAGGTTATACTGGCTATTTACTATCAATGAATATATCATCTGGTAAAGACCAAGAAATGGATTTTAAATTTATACAAAGAGATAATAGTATTGCTAACTCAGGATTTCAAACAAAACAATTTTTGAATGTTAGAGGTGGTCAAACAACAGTTATCTTTAATTCAATCAACGTGATACCAGAAAAATCTGATATTTATATATCAGGTAAATCAAGTTCTACTTCTTCTGCTTCTGCTTCATTTGATTTATTATTAGTACAGGATGGATATTAATGGCAAGTAAAAGTAGAACAGTCAGTTTTGAATTAACAACATCCAATCAGGATATTTATACAGTTCCTAATAATTATGAAGCAGAAATTAAAAGTATTTATATTGCTAACAATACTTCTAATCAATTAACATTTTCTTTAGATTGGTATGATTCTGTTAATACGACATATTACACTTTAGCCGAAACAACAAAATTATTAGCTAATGGTTTAATTCAAATTACAGAATCATTATGGTTACAAAAGAATGATAAACTCAGAGGGTTATGTAGTAGCGATAATAATGTTACCGTAACAATACAAGTTGAAGAAAACTACTTACCACAAAGAATCTAATGGCTCTAAAAAAATCACAGAAAAGTCTGAAAGCATGGACAGAACAAAAGTGGCAAACGAAGTCTGGGAAACCTTCTTCCAAGACAGGAGAAAGGTATCTACCCAAGAAAGCCATCGAAGCTCTAAGTCCACAAGAATACGCATCGACAACAAGGGCAAAGCGTAAAGGGACAGCCCAAGGTAAACAGTTTGTTAAGCAACCTAAAAGTGTTGCACAAAAGGTACGCAAGTACAGGAGGACAGCATGAAAGATAAAGTATTAAAATACTGGAATAAGTTAGACAAGAACGCCAAGCTATTTGCTTGTGGTGTTGTTGCTATAATAATTATTGGTTTGATATGGAATTAAATAAGAAAAAAGCAGATTTGAATAGAGACGGCCAACTCTCAGGTTATGAGAAGAAAAGAGGTATGGCTATTCAAAAGTCAATGGCTTCTAACCAACCCTTACGTAAATCAACAGATAAAAAGTTTATGGGAATGACATCCTATAAGGAGAATAAATAATCATGTATGGAATGAAACCAAAAAAGAATATGAAAAAGCCTAAAGATAAAACAGTCGTCATGATTGCTGTAGGCAAAATGAAACCAAAGAAAAATATTAAAAAGAAAAAGTAATGCCTCTATCCGATGCAGATAAGAAAAAAAGATTTTTACAAAGAAATAATCTCAAAGGTTTTAACAAACCCGTTAGGACTACCGAAGGTGGTAAGAAAGGTAAAGTCGGTATTCTCGTTGATGGTCGACCAAAACTCATTCGATTTGGTGATGCATCGATGGGCCATAACTATAGTAAAGAAGCAAGGGCTTCGTTTAAAGCAAGGCATGGTCGAAATATTGCAAAAGGTAAAACAAGTGCTGCTTACTGGGCTGACAAAGTTTTATGGGCAGGTCCAGGGGGTAGTAAGAAAAATCCTCCCGCCAATCAAAAAATTAAAAAGGGGATGGCCTAGTAAATATTTATTATGAGTAGCAAAAATAAAGTATATACAAATGCAGTTAGAACTCTTAGTAATGAACTAGCTGATATTGCTCAATCTAATAATCAACAAAAAGCTGTAGAAACTAAATTAAAAAAAGCAGGACAACAAGCTATTGCAGGTACTGTAGGTTTGACATTGAAAGCCTTAGGTCAAGAAGAAGCAGTCAATAAAGCAAAAGATAAAATAGAAAACTTTATTGAAAAAAAATTACCCTATACTAAATATGCTGTGCTTGATACAAAAAAGGTTGGTATTCAGTATGGTGATAAAACATTTAATTCTTCTTTCACTATGAATAAAGAAGGTAATGTTAATTTAAAACTAAATAAAACATTTAAGAATAACTTATCAACAGAATTAGAAGCCGATAAAAAAAATATTAAACTAGGATTGAAGTTAGATTTTTAGGAGATAAAATGCCACTAACAAAAAAAGGAACAAAGATTAAAAAAGCCATGGAAAAACAATACGGTAAAGAAAAAGGTAAACAAGTATTTTATGCATCTGAAAATAAAGGTGTAATCAAAGGTGTAAAGAAAAAGAAATGAGACTAACAGGAGTAGGTAAAAGAACTTTAGCACAATTTATTAGACGACACGGTAGTGGTCGTGGTAAAAAATTATTTTATAAAAGATTAGAAGATGGGTTACTTAAAGGGATGATGATTGATAAAGAAGAAATCAAACCTGTTATTAAACCTGTCGTTGAAGAAGTCAAAGAAACTGTTACAGAAGAAGTAGCAAAAGAAGGAATTTTAGAGAAGGTTAAAAAAGTTTTAAAAGTTTAATGATGCCTTATGGGTCATTAAAATCTTACACAGTAAGATAACTATATCTAGCTTAAAGCAAGGAGGTATAACATGACTTTTACACTAGATAAATACATGCCCTACACTATTGGGTTTGATTCATTCTTTAACTCCCTAGACTCAATTACAGGAGATGTTAAAGGATATCCACATTATAATATAAAAAAACTTGATGACAATCAATGGGTTATTGAATTAGCATTAGCAGGATTTGATAAAGATGATATTGAAATTGAAGTCAAGGACAGTGTAATGACAATCACTGGAGAAATTAAATCAGAAGATAAAGATTATCTTTACAAAGGAATCTCTTCTAGAAAGTTTTCTAAAACTTTTACACTAGCAGAGTTTACAGAATCTAAATCTGCTGAGATGAAGAATGGTATCTTATCCATTATCTTGGAAAAAAATATTCCAGAAGATAAGAAACCACAAAAGGTAAAGATAAAATAAATGCCAATTTATTCTTTTAGGAATAAAAAAACGGGGAAGGTTTGGGATGAGTATCTATCATATGAAGATAGGACCAAGCCACTACGAAATAAAAATGTAGAGATGGTGATAACTGCACCCAACCTTTCCTTTATTGCTAGAAGAGAACATAAAGGGAGAGACCAAATTCTAGATAGTGCTAGAAAAGGTATGAAGGAAGCACAGATTGAAGAGTCTGTAGGAATAAGAAAATCTCCCGAGTGGATTCAAGAAAAAAGAGAAAAGAAATTACAAAAAATTAGAAATGTTAGTTCCTGATAACGACAAGAATGATGTTGCACTAACAGATAAGCAACAAACTTTTTTAGATGCTCTGTTTGGTGAAGCACAAGGCGACCCTAAATTAGCAGGTGAAATTGCAGGATATGCTGATTATCATACACCTTTAAAATCTTTAAAGGATGAAATTATTGATAGAGCAGAAAAACTCTTAGCGGCCTTTGCACCAAGAGCCAGTATGGGAATGATTAACGCTTTACAAGAAGATGGTTCAACACCGGGTGCATCCATAAGAATGGAAGCGGCCAAACAAATCTTAGATAGAGTAGGACTAGCAAAAAGAGAGAAGGTAGATATTAATGCAAAAGTTGCACACGGAATCTTCATCTTACCACCCAAAGACAATGGATGAAGAAAAACCTATTACTAGAGAAAGAAAAGGTAGAGTAGTACCCCTCGGTTATAAAGTTTCAGAAGAAGACGATAGAGTTCTTATTCAAATCCCTGAACATATGGAATTAATTGAAAAGGCAAAAAGTTTTATAGAAAACAATTGCACATACAAAGAAACAGCAGAATGGTTATCTCATCATACAGGTAGAAAAATAACTGGAATGGGATTACGAGAAGTTTTAAAAAGGGTAATACACAAAGGGTGGTAGACGAACCTAAACCTAAACAACTTGGTAGAAAACGAAGAACTAGCCTTAATGCTCCTCTTACAGTCAAAGAGAAGAAGGCTCGAAAGTCTGCCCAAGACATGCTTCGTGAAAAGAAAAAAGAACTTGAGAAGGCACAGAAAAACTTTTGGGCCACCAAGAATAGACTCAAAGAACTTGACGAAGTATTTGATGGCAAGAAGCAACTCATTGAAGAAGATAAAATTGAAGAGGCTTCACCGAATATCAAAGCTGCACTAAAAGATAAAGAAGTTATCTTTGAGCCAAACGATGGACCACAAACAGAGTTCTTAGCATCCAGTGAACGAGAAGTATTTTACGGTGGAGCAAGAGGTGGTGGAAAGTCTTATGCTATGTTGGTTGACCCACTACGATATTGTCACAAACAAAAACATAGAGCATTGTTAATTAGACGGACAATGCCTGAACTTAGAGATTTAATTAATCACTCTCAACAACTGTACCCTAAAGCCTATCCTGGTGCTAAATGGAGAGAGCAAGAAAAAGAATGGAAGTTTCCTTCAGGTGCAAGAATAGAATTTGGTTACGCTGAAAACTTAACAGACGTTCTACGATACCAAGGTCAGTCATATACTTGGATTGGGATTGACGAATTACCTCAATACCCGAATGAAGATATTTATAACTTCTTACGTTCATCCTTACGAAGTGTAGACCCTGAGATTCCTGTTTACATGAGAGCAACAGGTAATCCAGGAAATGTAGGTTCAATGTGGGTAAAAGAAATGTTTGTTGACCCTGCCCCTGCAAATACAAAGTTTGAAATAGAAATTAAAACTCCTGTAGGTGTTAAAAAGATTACAAGAAGATATATACCTGCAAAGCTACAAGACAATCCTTACTTGATGCAAACGGATGATTACTACGCAATGTTGGCATCATTACCTGAAGTACAAAGAAAACAATTCTTAGAAGGTAATTGGGAAGCATTTGAAGATTCATCTTTTCCAGAGTTTAACAAAGAAATACATGTTGTTAAACCTTTTGACATTCCAAGAAACTGGATGAGATTCAGAGCGGCTGACTGGGGCTATAGTTCACCTGCCTGTTGTTTATGGTTTGCAATAGACTTTGATAATAATATATTTGTTTACAGAGAACTATACACACAAAAGATTACAGCAGATATATTTGCTAGAAAAGTTTTAGAAGCAGAACAAGGTGAATATATTCGATATGGTGTACTTGATAGTTCGACATGGGCAAGACGAGGTGATATAGGTCCTAGTATTGCAGAGACAATGATTCAAGAAGGATGCCGTTGGAGACCTTCTGATAGAAGTCCAAAGAGTAGAGTCGCAGGTAAATTAGAATTACATAAAAGATTACGACCTGATGAGACAACAGGATATCCAACAATGTTCTTTTTTGAGAACTGTACAAACTTAATTAGAACATTACCGATGTTACCTGTCGATAAAAATAATCCTGAAGATGTGGATACTCACGCTGAAGACCATGCTTATGATGCTTTACGTTATGGATGTATGAGTAGACCGATGCATCCTGCAACAAGAACAAATACATATCGGGTAGGTCAAACTGTAGACTTCAAACCTGCAGATAAAGTTTTTGGATACTAATGGCAAAAGAAATTAAAATAGGATATAGGAATTACAAGATTAAAAGTTTAGACTCTATCTTGTCAAAATGCAATGAAATAAATGGACAGTTTCTTGCTACAGATGGAGTAATCGCATTATCTTCCGATGAAGATTCTATCTCTCATACAAATACCTTAATACATGAAATCTTTCATGCAATTGTATATCAGTGGGGAATAGAACTAGATGACAAGGAAGAAGAAAAGATTTGCAATACTCTTGCAAATGGACTAACGACTGTATTAGTAGATAACCCTTGGTTACTACCTTACATACAGAAAAACTTAAAAGGAGAAAAATAAAATGGCAATCATGAAAACATACAAAATGGGAGACTTACCTGAAGATAATATGGGTTATGGCAAAGATGCTAAATCCCCTAAAACTGCAGATAAGAACGTAATCAAAAAAGACGTTGCTCTTCCTGATGGATACGATGCTGGTCAATATGATGTTTCTTACCCAAAAGGTAAGTCAAAGTCAGGCGTTGACGGTAAAGTATTTAAAATGGCTGACGAGAAAGATTACTAAGAGGTACATATGCCACAACCAATAACGAGTGGCCTGAACTCTGAATCTGATGAGGTAAAATCTTTATCAGAAGAAAGAGATACTGCCTTTGATAATTTAGGTAGTATTATTGAATCTCGCCTTAAAGAATCAGAACAAGCACGTCTTTACGATGAAAAGCGTTGGCTTCGTTCCTATAGAAACTATAGAGGTATCTATGGTTCAGATATGGCATTTAGAGATTCAGAAAAATCTAAGGTATTTGTTAAAGTAACAAAGACCAAAGTTCTTGCTGCATATGGACAACTAATAGAAGTTTTATTCTCACAGGGTAAATTTCCTATTGGTATATTTCCTACTACTGACCCAACAGGTGTTGCTAAGTATGCTCACTTAAAACCTGAGAACATGCAACAACAAGACCAAAGAATGGATGACATCTATGGTTTTGAAGGAGATGGTAGAGAAATAACTCCAGGTTCTACTGCTAATGATATCCTTAATGGATTGACAAAGAAGTATGGTAAGGCAGGTTTTGAAGAAGGTCCTGCACCTGATTTAAAAACAATGCCTCAGATTGAACCTGCAGAGGAAGCCGCAAGAAACATGGAAAAGTTAATCCATGACCAATTAGAAGAAACACATGCTATTTCAGTAATGCGACATGTATTATTTGAAATGTGTTTACTAGGTACAGGTATTCTTAAAGGACCTTTTAACTATGAACAAGCAGTTCATCAATGGGTATTAGATGATAATGGGGAGAGAGTATATCAACCTAAATCAAAGTTAGTCCCGAGAGTAGAAGCAGTTAGTTGTTGGGATTTATATCCTGACCCTGATGCCATTACCATTGATGATGCAGATTATGTTATTCAACGACATGTCTATACCCGTTCACAGGTAAGAGACTTAATGAACAGACCTTTTTTTAGAAAGTCTGCTATCAAAGAATTACTATCAGGTGGACCAAACTATGAAACACGAAGCTATGAGACAGCTCTTTATGACAGAGAAAATCAAGAAGAGTTTAACAAAAATAGATTTGAAGTATTAGAGTATTGGGGTACAATTGATAAAACATTAGTAGAAGAAGCAGGTATGGAAATGCCTGATGATATTTCTAGTGAATTAGATGAAGTACAAATTAACGCTTGGGTATCTAACGGTCAAATATTACGATTAGTATTAAATCCATTTACTCCTGCAAGAAATCCATTTATGGTTTGTCCTTATGAGATTAACCCTTATCAATTCTTTGGTGTAGGTATTCCTGAGAATATGGATGATGCACAAACAATTATGAACGGTCATGCACGTATGGCTATTGATAACTTAGCACTAGCAGGTAACTTAGTCTTTGATGTTGATGAAACAATGTTAGTACCGGGCCAAGATATGTCTATCTATCCTGGAAAAATATTTAGAAGACAAAGTGGTCAAGTAGGACAATCTATTCACGGTTTAAAGTTTCCGAATACTGCACCTGAGAACATGCAGATGTTTGATAGATTCAGACAATTAGCTGATGAGTCAACAGGTATTCCTTCTTACTCACATGGTCAAACAGGAATCCAATCGACTACAAGAACAGCTTCAGGTATGTCTATGCTAATGGGTGCGGCAGCTTTAAATATTAAAACAGTTATAAAAAATATTGATGATTATTTACTACGACCATTAGGACAAACTTTATTTCACTGGAACATGCAATTCAATGCAGACATTCCTGATATCCAAGGCGACTTAGATGTGAAGGCTCAAGGTACAAGTTCCTTAATGACAAAAGAAGTAAGGTCACAAAGATTAATGACATTTATGCAAGTGGCATCAAATCAATTCCTTGCACCATTTGTTAAATGGCATAGTATTATTAAAGAGATTGCAAAGTCAATGGATGTTGACCCTGACCAATTAGTCAATGACCCCGAGAAGGCGGCAATCTTTATGAAGATGATGGGAGAAATGAATGGAAGTCAACAAATTGAAAACCCTAACGGGCAACAAGGTGGCATGGGAAATACTGGAGGAATACCTGCAGGAGCATCTGTCACAGACACACAAGGGTCTGGAGGTGGCAACATCGGAACAGGAGTTCCACAGACTCCAGGGCAAGGCGGCTTTACTGCACCAAATACTTAACTTGAGAGACCAATTGAATAAGAATGGCTGATTTATCTAAAATATTACAAAAAGAATCGGAGGGGATTATGTTCCCCTTCAGAACAGGAGTACAATCTACTACAACCGAACAACAAGTTTATGATTCTGCAACAGACGGTATTATGACTGTTACAGGACAACAATACACATTACCTGAATATAAAGGTCCAACTGCTACTGTTCAATACGGAACAGAAGAACAAGGTTATCCTCGTATGTTACGAGAAATAGAACAAGGTGAGCTACCCCAATTTAGACAAGAAGATTTTCCTGAAGTAGGTACAGGTATAATGCAACCATCAACACCTGTCGCACAACCTGTAGATACAACACCTACAACAGAACCCGAAGCACCTGCTTATGACCCATGTCCTCCAGGATTTAAATATGACCCTATACAAAAAGTTTGTGTTCCGATTGAACAACCTAGAAGTGATAGACAAGAAATAACTTTACCAGAACCTAAAAGTTTAACCAATCAAGCTAGAGATTTAAAAGGCACAATTAATTTTGATAAAGATATTAGTGCTACTGACCCTAATTTAAGAGAAGGACAATATGAATATCAACCATCAAGAAAAACTTTAAATCCTTTTGAGACTGGCGGTATTATAGGAACAATAATGAACGGATTACATAATATCGGACAATACTTTAATGAGAAACAAGCTATGGATTTAGGTATACTTAGAGATAATAATGGTGACGGTAAACCTGATACAATAGACACAGTACAAGTAACTAGAAATTATCAAGAAGAAGAATTAGGATTACCTCCAGGAGCAAGAGCAACTGGTGCTGAATTGTCTATGGAAAAAGGCACTCAATATGATACTATTAAAAAAATATATGAAGAAGGTCAGGTACAAGGAACTAAACCCACTGAAGTTAAGCCTGTAGTAGAAAAAGTAGAAGAAGAAGTTAAAGTAGATACCCCTACATTTAATATATTAGAAAATAACGCAAAGCAGTTTGGACTGTTAACACCTACAGAATTTGGTCAATTATACAGAAATTTAGACACTGCTGTAATGGAAGAAAAAGCATATCAACAAATGATAGATGGTGGTATCGCAGATAAATATGATAGAGAAAATGCTTTTGCTAGATTAGATAAAGCAAAAAGAGATATAAATAGATTAAACGAAGAAATAAAGAAAGAAAAACAGAAAAGAGAAGAGAATATAAAAGCTATGGCTGAAACAAACATAGGAAGAATGGCAGATAGTGGTGCATCAGAAAGTGCGATGAGAAGTGTATACCGTGCTATGGAAAATACAAAAGCTAGAGATGATGCACAACAAGCATATCAAAAAGCACAAAAAGAAGATAGAGGACAATCTGCTTCCGAAAGACAACAAGAGGCTGAACGCAGAACACAGTCTGTTAAAAAAGATATATCAACAGGACAAAGAATTAGAGGAGGAATCTAATGGAAGAAGAAATGAGACAGGGTATGATGGGGGCAGATGTTCAAACATCTCCTGCTCAAGAACCTATGGAGTTAGAAATATCAGCTAGAGAAGTTTCTAATAATTTACAAAGTTTATCTGAGGAAGAAACAGCATTAATTACACAATTAAATGTTCCTCAGTTTAGAGATTTTATGTCAAAAGTTTTTGGCCAAGGTTTTGGTATGATTATGCAAGAAGCAATCCCTGAACCACAAACGGCACAACAAGTTTCACCACAAAGTGAAAGCCCTGCACCAACGACTGGTGAGGGTATGATGACGCAGCCACCCTCTCTATAGAGGCCCTGCATATAGGGGCGACCTGAATCCAACAGCACCCCGAAGGAGTACTAAATGGAACAACAAAACCAATCTGAAGTTGTTGAAGAAAAAGTTTCTGAGGCAACAGAAGAACAGGCAACACCCACTCCATATAAGAATCCTAATAGGAATCTAATGGACAAGGAAAACGAAAAGACAGCTACTGCAGAATCTGAGG